GCCCCGGCGGCAGCGCTCTCACTGACGGGAAGTCCAATCTACTGTCAGGAAGTCCAGCCACGACCGTCATGATGTATTCGATCATTTCTCCGGTAGAAGCGAGCAAGATCGTGTTGTATACAAGTCCGTCTACGTCGCATGTGACGACGCCTTGCGGCGTTCCGCCAGCCCAAGCCGCTCTAAAAATACCAAGACGCTTGCATGTCCCATAATATCCGGCCGGGATGTTGGCGTCCCTCAATTCGTAATAATCGGCGAAATCTCCTACGCTTCCAGTGAGTGCGAGACCCTGATCTTTAACCTTGTTGACGCTTCTTATTTCTGTGGCGCTGACCTGATAAATCTGATTCGCCGTATCAAACAGGACAGGGGATAGATTGAAAATTCCAGAACCGAAAGCAAACGGCCTGTTTCTTCCAGCTAATGTGAAGTCACCGCCCAATCCGCCTGTGCCGTCATAAACGCCTAGCGTGAATATTTGATCGAGATTGAGCGGAACGGCTTTGACGGGCACAATGATCTTTTCTCTTGTCTTGTACCATCTTGAACAAACCGCCGCGCCTACTTGGAAAAACAGAGAAGAGTCGCTCCATTTCGGCCCTAGATAGATTCTGACCGTTCTCTTGTCAGGGTTGTAATTGTCGAAAATATCATCAAATCGCCCATCGGCGTTTCCAATCTCAAATTCTCCGAATGATGTCTGGCCGCGCGACTGATCTTCGATTGCGATAGCGACCGATCTTTCAATATCGCCCGGATTTAGAAGAGCCGTGTACGGAATGAGATTCGGTCTTAGAGTGTCGGTTGGAGACGGATAATACGGAATGTCAGAAAATCTGAACGTGGACTCCGGCGCATTGAACCCGACGAATGCAGTCGGCGCTCCAGCGGCCACAGGCTGTCCGGCAATCGGCTCTTGCTCATCGAACGGCGGCGGAACGTAACTGTTCTGTTTCGCAGCGAACTCAACCAAGAAAACAGAGCGCGACACGTCCTTCAAAATTGAAGCAGGCACGACAGAGCTTCCAGATGACGTCGTGTACACCGACGACGCCATTGCAGTTCCAGCCAATGTCGTGCTTCCTAGAATCATTTGTTAATTAGCCGTGTTGTTGGCGACTTCCCTCTGAATAGACAGGCTTTGAGGCATTTGTTCGTTGACAAACTTTTCAAGTGCCGCCCTTACTCTTCGCTGTTCGCGCTCTGAATTTTCTTCAACAGTTGTTTCCGCTCTGATTGCTCTAAGCACCTCGTCCAGCTTATCGTTCGTTTGTTCTGTCAGAGCGACAAGTATAGACATATTTTCGAATTGCTCAGCAGAAACAGTTGTTTGAGTGGTTCCATTAACCGCATTCGACGCCAACGTATCTACTGTCGGAGAAGGAGTTGACGATGATTGAGCAGGAGGCGTCAATCCAGCGGCTTCATATAGCTGATTGATCGCGTTTTGCGCATTCTCCTGATCAGTCAAAAAGCTTGTGACGCTTCCAAGATTTGTATCGTTGCTATACAGAAGATTGAGAAGCTGATTAATAAGAGGTAGCAGCCCCGTGTTCGCAGGGTCTATTTGGTCGACGAGAACTTGCAAGTCCTCAGGCTTCAATCCTTGCGTTCCTAGCAGGTCTCTGATCTCCGTCAGTAAGTCGACTTGCTTCAAGATAGCGTCTGAACGAGCTTGTTCTTGCGCCGCTTTTTCGAGGGCGATTCTTTCGGACGTTTTCAGAATTCCAAGCACGAAATCCAAATCGCTTTGGAACGCTTCCGTACCGCCGAACAGCGATCTCGACTGATTGATGATTTCATTTCCAAGCTCAGGGAGCTTCTCAAGCGCGCTAACGTCGCCAGCTTGCGCCGCTTCGAAAGTAGACTGGAACTTGAGTCTTAGGTTGGCAAGCCGCTCACCCGGCGGGCCGACGTTGAATCTGTTCTCGATATCTTCGAACGTGTCTCGAATGTTTCCTGCGATTGATTTTAGATTTTCAGACGCTTCGCGCGCTGAGTCCGCAAGCTCTCTGAATGAGCTTGTTTGGTCTTCTATGACATTGTTGACCTGTTGCAGCGCGACGGCTATTTTGCCGCCGAAGTCTTCTATCAGACCCAAGAAGTCTCCAAGCGACGCCAAATCTTCATCGCTCAAATCGTCTAGGAATTTCTTGCGTTCCAGCGCTTGCGCCTGTTGCAGTAATACAAGATCGGCTCCAATTTGGCCGCCAATGTTCAATTCCGCTTTCTGCTTCGTCAGCAAGGCTTTGAAGGCTTGAAGCGTCGGCTGCGTGATTTCTAGGATTCTGTCTGTAACGCTGTCGTTAAACGCCTTTACGACTTTTTCTTGCGCTTCCGCAAAAGCCTCTATCACAGGTCCGATATCTTGCCCGGCTTGCTCCATTTGTTCTATGAGCATCGCCATCCCTTCTGCGAGATTGACGAGAGATTCCGGATCAGACGCCGCAGCTTCGATCAAGTCTTGGATTCTACGAGCCGTCAGATCAAGGACTCTATCGACGTTCGCGCCAAGCTCTTGCGCTATTGCGATGGCTTCTTGCTGTTCTTTCAGTATTTGCTTCAAGGCTAGAGCTTGAGGGTTTTCAAATCCTAGGATTTCATCTTCGATGCTTTCATCGAATTTCCGGCGCAGCAAATCAAGCTTATCGTTGAATTGGTCGGTCAGATATTCGAGAACTTTTGCAAACCCGCTTCCTGCCGCTTCCGCTTCTGCGGCAATCGCTGCAAATCCATCTTTGAAATCTCTAATTGCTTGGACTGTTTCGTTCACCGTCGAAGAATCGAGGGATTCAACGATTGAATCCACGCCCTGCGAAAAGTCTTCGAAGAATTTTCTCAATTGCGCAGAGTTGAGATTTTTCGCAGCCGACAGAACGTCATCGCCGCCAAGCGCTCTTGCGTCAGTAATGCGCTGAGTCATCGTCTCTACAAGCTCTTGGAACGTCGCCGCCACAGGATTGTTGATCGCCAGCGCCTGATTGTTCGCATCCTTGACGAATTCCACTCGAAGCTTTGTTTTCGCCGCCTCGAACGCCGCAGAAACTTCCGTAATACTCTGTCCTGCCGCCTTTGCGTTTTCTATGAGTGGCGTGAATACGGAGGTTATTTCATCAAGAGCGCTCTTCCATTGCGATGTCGGCTCTTTCAAGAATGCAAGGGCGTTTCCAAGGCGTTGCATTCCTTCGGTGATTTCTTCGGCCTTCGAACCTGCATACAGCGATCCTCTCAAGAACCCGGTAAAGATCGGGTCTGCGCCGGTCGTCTTATCGAGAGCAAGGGCTACAGCCGATCTAAACGCCGCGTCAGGGTCTTTGAACGCCTGCGGGTTGTTTGGTCCTCCTCCGGGTCCGAAGCCTCCAGTTCCGATAACGATGCCGTCGCGCTTGTTGATTTCAACAACGATATCCCCGACCAATTTTCCGCCAGCGATTGTTTTGAGAGAATTCAGAACATCGCTCAACCCGCCAAGGAAATCTTTAACCGCCTGAGCGTTCTCATTGGAGTCTTCTGAATTGTCTTTTTGACGGAATCCGCCAGCGGCAAGCGTTCCAAGATCGAGCGACCCGCGAGCGAATTTATTCGACGGCTTGCCCCTGAACAAGCTGACAAGTCCGCCAATAATGACGGCGGCTGCGATTCCGATTGGTCCACCAAGCGCTCCAAGACCGATACCAGCGAGCGCAGCTCCGCCCAAAGCGCCGCCAGTCGCAAACGCTCCGGTTATGAACTGCCGTCCATCGCTTCCCTTTTTAAGGCCAAGCAAACTTCCAATGCCGCTTCCAAGTTTTGCGCCGATAAATCCTCCAACAGCGGCGGGCAGCGCGGCCCCCCCGATCTGAGACCCTAACTTGCCGACGCTTCCGCCGATAGACGATCCTATGCCTTTGAGAGATTTGAAGATGCCTTGGAATCCGCCCTTTAGCGTGTCTCCAAAGCCGCCGCCCTGCAGAATCGATTCTACAATACCCTTTGCGAAATCCCGCAAAGATTCACGCAAAGGATTGAACACTTCCTTCAAAATATCAGCGCCAAGCTGCTTGAAGGAATCTAGGATATCGTTTCCTAGTTGTTTGAAGGCGTCTTTCGGCTTTCTAACCAGCGTATCGAAGAAGCTGTCGAAAGCGTTGTCGATTCCTTCTTGGAATCTGACAGAAATATCAGCGATGCGCGTCATCGTCTCAAGGAAGAGAACCATATGCGGGATGGTTTTCTTGATCGCGTCTATTTCGGCGCGACGAACAGAGATGAGCCTTTTGTTTTCTTCAATTTGATCGGCGGTAAGACCTTCGATGTTCAGAAGCGCGTCTTCATAGGTCTTCAATATTCTCTCAAGCTCGGCTTCTCTTTCGAATATAACCTCGCCGCGATCCCCGCCAACCGTTCTGGCGCGTTGTCTTTGAATCTCGAAGTTGAATGAATTTCTCAATTCTGAGATATCTTCTCGGAATTGCTTATCCGCCTCTTTACGAGCCTTATTGATCTGCTCGATCAGAGCGAGTTGTTTTTGCATTGCGACAATGCGCTCTGCTTCATTTCGCAAAGCAGCTTCGCCGATGCCAAGGTCTTGCGTTCTTAGCTCTTCGATCTTCTTTTGAATTTCAAGCTCTTCTTCGCTGATCTTCGCCGCAGCTAATTGACGCTCAAGAGACCGGACTTCTTTTTGCAAAGCCTGCCTGTTAATCGCTCTTGCTTCATCTTCGTTGTTTTTACGAATCTCTTCGCCGCGTCTTTTTTCTTCTTCTGTTAGGTCCTTGGCGATCCCAAGTGATGAAAGAAGAATTGTCTTCATGGTTTCGACTTGTAGAAACACACTCAGATTAGGACTTAGATTCTTTTTTATTTCCTTCAACGCATTCAAACTCTCTTGTAGCCGTTTGAGATTTTTAACAGATTCAGAACTATCAGAAAGACCTTCCGTAGCCTTAACCTGAACATCTATAACCGCTTGAAGTTTTGAAAGCTGATTATCAACATCCATTCTCAATTGATTGAGCGCCTCAGGCGTCAGCTTCGCCGTCGCTCTAATATCTATCTCTCCAACCCGATCAAGAGCCGCCTTAATGTCGTCTTCAAATTCCTTGAGTTGATCATCGTACTGGAATTCAAGCTCCAACTTTGCGCGAGCGGATTCACCGCCGCTAATTTGCGCCCCGATCAGCCTGCTTTCTTTTTGCAGGTCTTCTGTTATTGAAGATATGTTTTTCTTGAAATCATCAAGTCCGCTGCCCTGAAGCTCCAAAACCTGTTCAAGAACGTCTACATAGCTTTCGTATATGTCGAGAACTTCTGCGGCTTGCTGGGCGATGTTTTCGGAGACGCTTAGTTCGCCATCCTTCAAAGACGTCACATCGCCCAAGAGAGCTAGTTTCTTCTCAGTGATTCTCAGCTCCTCAGCGGACCCAGCCTTCAATTTCTCTTGCGCTGCGACCAAATCGTTTTCAAACGTCTTGAGAATTTCGTTTACGCCGTCAAGTTGTTCTTTGTTGAGCTTCAACAGATCATCTGTAGAGACGTTGATACCGAATTTTGCGAGTTCTTGAGATTTTTTAGCCGCCCTATTCAACGCTGCAAAAAGCTCCTCTTCTTGGATGCGTCGCTCTTCTGCCAGTGCTGCGGCTTTTTGTTGCTCAATATTCGCTTTCGCTAATTGCTCTGCATACGCCTTTATTTCTTCAGGTTTGATTTTTCCTGAGATGACGCCAAGATTAAATGCGAATTCGTCAAATCCCGGTATCGCAAAAAACAATCTTGCAACCGGAATGTTATTGGCGATATCTTTTATCTGTTGCTTGTATGATTTAACTTCTTCATCCGCTAGGCGTTGCGCCTCTTCCGCAGCAAGACGATTCAGCTCAATACGCTCTTTGATCAGTCGCGTTCTCTCAGCCTCATAAGCGACAGCTTCCGCTCTTTCGGCGGCGACCGAACCTTTGAGCGCATCGGCAATCTCTTTTGCTCTACCTATAGCGGATTCCTTCGCTTCCTTCGTGATGATCTCCATATCTTCAGGAGGGATGAATTCTACGTCCGCTTTGATCTTGAGCTTCGATTCCACCAGATTGTTGATTATATCCAACCCAATAGGAATGATGACGAGCGATAGAATGAACGGATTTGATAGGATTTTTCTGATTCTCTCCAGTTGCGCGCCGAGAGTCAGAGACGCCATCATGGCCGTTCCCATGCTGGTTTGCATGGCTTTCCACGCAGCCTGAGAAGCAAGAGCGATGCCGAGATTAATGGCGACTTTCGTGAGGGCCGTAAAGCTGTTGATCAAATTGTCGATATTCTTTTCAAGCAGTCCGACAAATCCGACGACGACATCTGATATAGAATCAACATCCTTGGCGAGGCGTTCAAAGGCCGTCGTCTTCAAATTCTCAAAAGCCTGCCCTATGGTGATGCGCGTTTTTGCGAATTTAGCGTCGATTACGTCAGCCGCTCCTTCAAGGGCCGCAATGACGACTTCAGCCGTCAACTTTCCTTCGCTCGCCAGCAATCTCAACTCGCCGCGCGTTACGTTCAGAGAATCAGCGATAATGCGCGTGATTTCTGGAAGCTGTTCAGAGATGCTTCGGAATTCGTCTCCGCTCAATCTATTCGACGCGATACCCTGAGCAAGCTGGATCAATCCTTGTTCGGCTTCACGCGCGTTTGCGCCGGATACGATTGTCGCTTTGTTGACTGTTTCCGTGATTCTGAACAGACGCTCTTGCGAGATGTTCAGAGACTCAGTGGCGCGAGCCATCCTTGTGAAGATTTCAATCGTGCCGCCGAACGACGTTCTTGTCTCTTTCGCAAGGCTGAACAATTTGCTTTGCGTGCTTTCAAAGTTTTGCGTCTCTTTGACGACAAGCCTGATCTTGTTCTGATAATCTTGCAAAGCGGACGCGGCGTTGATGATTTCTCCGCCTAATCTTCTAAGACCGAAGATGATCTCGGTGGACAGAATAGCGACGATGTTGGCGAACGCGATGCGGGCGATGTTCGCCCAATCAAGCAGTCCGACGCGCGCGCTGTGGGTTTCTTTTTCCACTTCACGCATCTGTTTCGCGACGTTTTTGATTTGCGATTCAACGTCGGCCAATTCTCGTCCGCGCACGAATCCCTGTTGAATGTTTTGCGGTCTTGAGCCGCCAGCAAACACGTCTCCCTTCAGAAACTGTCTACGGTTCTCAAGTTCAAGAATTCTTTTTTCAAGAGTAAGCTGCTTTTCTTTGGCGTTCAGACTTCTCTCGTCGATTTTCTCTTCGAGAAGCTTGATGCGCATTCTTTGCTGGAAAATAGGATCGCTTTCCTGAGCGATTCTCGCCGCTTCCTTTTTGGCTTGAGCGATTTCGCGCGCCTCTTTCTTGGCGATTGCAGACGCTTCTCGCTCCGCTCTTTTCCTGTCGTTCAACTCTTTCCGTGCGGCGGCTTCGGCGCTTTTCTGCGCCTTTTCGACTTCTTTGATGTTTCTTATTCTCTCGCGATCCGCTTCTCTTTGGACTTTTGCAGCGGCTCTTGCCTCCCTGTCGCGAGCCTTCTCCGCGTCCCTAGCCGCCTTCTCAATAAGCTTTATATCCTTCAAGCGTTGCGACTCAGCCGCTTTGGCTGTTCTGGCGGCGGCCTTGATTTCCTTCTCTCTTTCTTTCTCGACGCGCACAGCTTCCATAGCCACTTTTTTAGCGGCCCTAGCGTCTGCAGCCTTCGCTTTTTCGGCGGCGGCCTCTTTACGGATAAGCTCCGCCGCTTCCTTTCGTAGCCTGTTGGTTTCGTTCGTAATCGTTTTCGATTCAGACAGCGCCCGCTTTTCAGTGTCTGCGAGCATTTTTCTGAGACGCATTTCTTCCTTCAAGGCGTCATTTGATGCGCTCTTCGTAGATTGTGATTTTGTTTTTATAGGAGACGAGACGGTGGCGTCGGCTCTAGCCGTCGCTTCACGAGTCTTCTGAATTGCTTGCAGAGTTTTTTGCTCTTGCTGCAACGTGCGCTGACGCTCTTGAAGAGCCTTTTGCTGAGCCGCTTGAGCGTCCAAGATGGATTTGCCGCTCTTTTCGATCTGCTTTAATGTCGTCGCAAGTTCTTTGCCTGACGCCGACAAAGCGCCAAGATCGCCGAGATTGGTCGGCAATCTTACGCCCTTTAGCGCCGCAGCTATTTGGGTGATTTGAGTCGCGTAGCTTTTAAGGCTTGCCGCGTATGAGGCCATTCTTTGAGCGTATTTAGATACACGCTCGTCTACGTTCTGTGCGGCGGCGCCGACAGATTTGATGGAAGTAGTAGCCGCCCCTGATGACTTACCAAGCCCATCTACGGCGACGGCTAACTCCTTGAAGCCCTGTGGTAGGACTTTAACAATGAGAGTCCGCGACGCCATGCATCCCTAATTTTCGCCGTTACGGCTTGGTCTTGTTCGCTTTAGCGGCCTTGTCTTTTTCTTCTCTGATAGAATTGTAAACTGATATGTACTTCTTATCGAGGCCCATAACTACGGACACTTCCCATTCCGTCAGTCTACAGTTTATTATACTACAATATGCGGTGATCTCGCTATACTTAATTCCGCTTATTCCCATTCCGGAATCTCTCGTATGCGTGAGGTCGCAAAAAATCTCCCATAGATAACGGGTCGCGTACGGAGGTTCTTGCGGAAGGTCTTCTTCCGGAACATTAATGCCGGAATCGATAAGAGAAAGAAGCGTCGTCAATCTTGAGACGCCTCCGTCTTCGGTCAGAGAAAGCCTAAAGAACTTCTCGGCGAATTCGAGAATCTCTTCCTCTAGCTCTCGAAAAAATTTTCTCTGTCTACGACGAACTCCTGTACTTGCTCTTTGATCCAGCCAAAGCGCGGGTCTGAATACAGGAGATGCGCGTTATCCTCGCTGAACGGCAAGTTAAGCGGGTTGCCGGTTTTGAAGTCGACAAGATACCAGCCCTTGGTGAGAGCCACCAAATTCGCCGTTTCATCTTCTTCTGACTGTTCAACAGAGTATTTGATCTTCTTACCCTTTTGAACCTGTTCGAAAATTCTTTTCCTAGCGGCCTGTCGGCGCTTAAGAGCGATATCGGAATCCATCGACAAAAGCTCGATAACGGCCGGTTTGCCTTCATTGTCTTTAATGACGACTCCGGTGATAGGATCGTTGATTTCCATTTTTGATGTAACATTCACATCCAAAGCAAGTGCGTCTAGTCCGCTCATATTTCCCTCAAAAAAATGACGTGTAGAGAAGTTCCCTACACGTCATAATACCCGTTTTACCGGTTATTTGCAAGACTCAATTAGATGCTTGAGTCTTGGAACAAGATTTGCGTATCGTACTGCGTAGATGTAGGCGCCGCCACTTTCAGAGCCTCGAACTGCACAGTCTGGATGATCGCGCCTTGGTTGTCAGGAATGTTGAATCCTGAAATTTTCAAGCGCGGAATGTAGATAGAGAAGAATTGCGGAACGCCTGAGGTTACAGGAGTCTCCATGATGATGTGGAACTGCAATTCAGCTTCCGAATCGAAGTCCTTCAGCATTTGGTAATCCGGAACGTACAGAGTGAATTGCCCATTGACCGTTTGCCCTTGATAGAAGATTTCAGGAACGACATTCGCGCCGATTACAGGATCGGCCGAAAGATTGTTGTCAATGTTGATCGACGCGGCCGTAACGATTGCCAAGTCGGAAGTTCCAAGTCTCAATAGTCCGTTCGGACCAGCAAGCAAAGCGCCGGTCGATGCTGCGGCCGGGCTCTGGAAATAAGGCACGTCCGTTGACGATCCGCCGCTTTCTTCGATGACCTCGAAGTCCCTGCCGATAACGCCGTAGTTAACCGTC